CTAATACTTTGAACGAAACAAGTAGAAGCGAATACGGAATTAATCTTGCTGATGGAATGTCTTATGAAATTGTAAAAGAAAGACAAGGATATATCATCAAGAAAGTTGTAACTGAAGGAGCAACAGAGTATATCGAACCTATGAAAAATAGAAAATATTACTCTTCTTATTCACAAGCTTTGAAAAGATTAAATTTATTTGCAGGTGAAGTTAATAGATTAAATGAGAACGAAGAAGGTACTTCTTTATTTGGAGAACAAAAAAAATTCGTTTTAAAAACCCCAAAGCCAGCAGCAGAACCTGCTCCTGAAGCAATGGCACCACCAATGGCACCTCCAGCGGTACCATCACCTGAATTACCACCATCACCTGACGCGATGCCAACAGCACCAGAAGGTGAAGACCCAATGATGGGTGACCCAATGATGGGCGGTGATATGGGTGGAGAATTTGCTGACGAGGGAATGGATGCACCTGAAGGAGAAGAATTTTCAATGGACGCTGAAATGGATACTGAAATGGGTGGTGGAGATGCTGAAGAAAGAGTAACATTCAAAACTGTTCAAAAACTTACAGGTAAGTTAACACAAAAAATTAGAACACTTGATAATGAAGAAGGAATGACTTCTGAAAATATCAAATATGTTATCAACATGGTTTTATCATCATTGGACTTAGGTTCTCTATCTGAAGAAGATAAAGAAGATATTATGTCCAAATTTGACGAAGTTGAATCTGAAGATGAAATGAGTGGAATTAGTGGAATGGCACCTGATGAGGATATCACATCTGATACTGAGGTTGAAGATATTCAAGCAGATATGGACATTCCAGTTGAAGGTGAAATGGAAGAAGAATTTGGTAACGGAGCAATTTTTGATAGCATCTTTGGAGAATCAAAAGTAGATAAAGTTATATCAAAATATTTTGAAGTAAGTAAAAAGGAAATTCTTGAAAACAGAGAGAAGTTTGTACAGAAGAAAAAACAAACTGCTATTTCGGTTAAAAGACAAATGGTAGAGGTTCAAAAATTGGTTGAGAGTGTTGAACAAAAATTGGCGTCTCAAAAGTTTTTGGAAGAAAACTCTAAGGCAACTATTGTTGGGAAAACTAACAAGAAAAATTTAGTTTTTGAAAACAAAGGTAAACAAGTTAAAATTTCACCTGAAGGTTTGTTAGTATGAGTAAATTGATATACGTAAATGGATTAGGACCTAACTATAAGGGAGATAATCTTTACGAATTCATTTTCTCGGATACAACGGACGTTTGGGGTGAATATTGGGAGAGTAAACCATCAAATGGTTATCCAACTCCACCCGAGTTAAAATATATCAAAAAGGTGGGAGTTCTGAGAAATACCGATATAAAATTGGAATTGATTCAGAACTCCGATTTTTTTTCTATGATAGACGCAATGGATGATGTAGTTGCGTTAGCCTGGGAATCCGAAGAAGAAAACAAAGAAAGATTGGTTTTTAGATTTGGTCAAACGGAACAAGAAATAAAAGATAAACTCTACGAAAGAGATTTAATCTTAGAATTTGAAAAGAAAGAGGTCTATGAAAAATAACATTAAAGCTTACGAATTGATTGAGAAGGGCTTATCAGCCAAGACTGTTTCAAAATTGAATGAATTACAGGTTGAAACACTTTATAAGAGATTGGTAGTTTCTGAACAAGTAACAGAAGTTCCAACAAAAAAAACATTTAGGGTAGGTCCTAAGGGAGGTAAAGTAGGAAATGTAATGGTTTCTACTGACCCTAACACAAAAGAAGTTATCGTTACCACTGAAACAGAAATGACTGAGGATGAAACAGATGATGTTACAAATCAAAATGCATTAGGTGCAGACGCACTTCAAAATCTTACAGGTCAAGAAGCTCCGCACGATGCAAATGATATGGCACCTGATGGTATGGATGATGATTCAAACAACAACAGAAAGATGATGGGAATGTCTGAAGAAAAAAAATCTAAGGATAGTCCATTTGCAATATGCACAGCACAATTAGGGAAAGAGTTCGGTACAAGAGAAAGACATCTTTGGAATGCTAAGCAAAAAAACAAGTACGATAGATGTGTTAAAGATGTAGAAAAATCTTTGAAGGAAGGTAAAAATCCTGTATCTTTATTCCTTGAAAACGAAATTATGAAAATAGTAGAAAAGAATTTACCCCCAAGAATCACAAAAGGTGATTTGTTAAAATATCTATCAGAAGCGGGTCCTGCAACGGCTCCGACAAAACCATCACCAGGAACTAAACCAGGAGTTAAACCTGGCAAACCTGACCAAAGACCAAGACCTAAACATCCTGGTAAAAATCCAAATCCTGGTGAAAACCCTGCACCAAAAGCTAAAAAGGTTTCACCTGAAGTTGCAAAAGATGAAGTAATGGATTTAATCATGAACTTATTAGAAAAATAAAATGGCAAAGAAGATACAAGAACAAATTAATTACGGGGACAGACCTGAAAGAATGGACCCTAGTTTGGAAAGAAAATTAGGTGACCCACAAGGACTATATGCTCAAAACCCTTCAATGAAAAAGGGTACTATGGATGTACAAAGACTAGTTAGTTCACGTTTTGGAAAAGTTGCCGATAAGTTAAAACAAATTACGGGTAATAGAAATATTGGTTCGAGACAGGTTCAACAAATGATTTATGGGGAAATGATGAATCGTTTACCAAATATCATGAGAATTGAGAGTAATCATAGAGATGAGCTCGAACAGTTAGCGGTTGAGGCTTCTTTAGATGAAACTGAAATCCCTCAAGATTGGTTTAAAATTGAACCATATTTGAATAGAGCACCGATTGATGTTTCAAACTTCAGATATACACCCGATGAAGATGAGGATGAAGAGGAAGATGAGAAAGAACCAAAACTTAAAATGCCTTCTTTTGATATTGAAGACCTAACTGACGAAGAAATTTTAGAGTTAGAAAAACATAAAAGAAATATCATAAATGCAATTATTCAGGGAGCAGCAAAAAAAGGTCACTACCTTTTCCAAAAACCTGAAGTGAAAGCAAGACTCGATGCAATAGACCCATCACTTTATAGAGATTATTTGGGCATCATGGCGATAAATGATTTCATGTATTTCACCATGGAACAAATGATTGAAATGATGAGTCAGACTGGTCAAGGTGTTGCAGGTAAAGTTGAGTTGGATGATAACGATGATGAGGGTGAAGAAGGAGAAGAAGGAGGAGAAGAAAAACCAGATACTGTAATCAGAGCTTTTGGTGCAATTTTTCCAATTTTATGCCACGAAATAATCAAAGGTGTTGAAGAGGCTAAAGGTAGATATGGTCTACCTGAAGACCCTGAAATGAGACAAAAAGTTCAAGGACAAGTTGACCTTTTATCGAATGAACCAATGCAATTAAGAATAGGTCCAGAGATTGTCGAAAAGATAAGATTTGCATTACCTGACGAGATGTTCGAAGACGAAAACAAGGGTCTGATAAATTGGTTTCACATTCAGTTATACCAAATACCTGCAGAAGAATTTTTGGAGATTATTGGAAATGCAATTTCCGAAGACCAATCAAAAGTCAAAAAAGCGACCCAAAGATTTGATGAAATTATGAAGGAAGCACAAGAACTCAAAAGAGAGTATGATGACTACAAGGAAGAAAGTGGTTCAGACTCTGATGATGAGGACGATGATGACGATATCGATGATTTCTTAGGTAGTTTAGGTATATCGAGACCTAAATAATTCCAATAGGTGACTAAAGAACAATTAATTATAGAAGTTACTAAGTGCATGAGGAGTACTCCTTATGCACTTAAAACTTATTTACAAACGTACGACAACACGGTACAAAAGTACGTTCCATTAGATTTATTTCCCGACCAAGTTTCATTGATAGAAGACTATGATAACTTCAATGAAAATATTGCACTGAAATATAGACAAGCTGGTGTATCTACAGTAACCGCGGCTTGGGCATCCAAGAGATTAGTTTTTGCCAAGAAGAACAAACCCGAAAAAATTCTGATTATTGCCAACAAATTGGACACTTCAGTTGAAATGGCCAATAAAGTTAGAAACTTCACTGAACAATGGCCCTCATGGGTTGGTGTAGGGTTTTCACAAGAAAAAAATTCACAAAGACATTTTAAACTTACAAATGATTGTGAGGTTAAATCCGTTGCAACATCTAAGGATGCTCTTCGTGGATATACCCCAACCATACTTATTTTTGATGAAGCTGCCTTCATTGAGGCGGACAATGATTTTTGGTCCGCTTGTATGGCCTCACTTTCTACAGGTGGTAAAGTAATTGTAATCTCAACTCCTAACGGTTATGACCCAATTTACTACGACATATACGACCAAGCCTTAAGAAACATGAATGAGTTCAAAATCTCTGAAATGTTTTGGTATCGTGACCCACGTTATACTCGTGATTTGTATATGGTTAAAACAAATGACTTGGTACATTTTCTTTTGAATAGAGAAGATTATCCGAGTGATACTGTTGTGGATTTGTCCGTTGATAATCCATATGATAGAAACCATACAACTACAACAGAATATATTGAGAAAGGATACAAACCGTGTTCTGCTTGGTTTGAGGGTATGGTTAAAAAACTCAAATTCGATAGAAGGAAAGTTGCTCAGGAATTGGAATGTAATTTCTTAGGTTCGGGTGATAACGTATTCGAATCTGAGTTAATGCAAAACATTGCAAAGAATATGTTGAGAGAACCATCGGCAAAACTCATGGGAGGTTCTCTTTGGATTTTTAAAGAGCCAGTAAATGGTCACAAATATGTGATGGGAGTCGACGTATCTCGTGGAGATTCTGAAGACTTTTCATCTATTCAGATTATTGACTTTGATGAAAGAGAACAGGTTTTAGAATATGTTGGGAAAGTTCCACCTGATGTAATTGCAGAAATTGCGTATAAGTGGGGGACAATGTATAACGCTTACTGTGTTGTCGATATTACAGGTGGTATGGGAGTTTCAACTGCAAGAAAATTACAAGAACTATCTTATGGTGGTGGGTTATATGTTGATAACGTAGATACTTCTAACAAATGGAAGTGGGACCCCAAGATAAATGATAAAATACCTGGAATTAATTTTAATAGTAAAAGAGTTCAAATTATTGCCGCGTTAGAAGAAGCGGTAAGACACGACTTCAAAATTTATTCGAATAGATTATACAATGAAATGAATACTTTCATTTACGTCAATGGTAGACCAGACCACCAAAAAAATCACCATGACGACTGTATTATGGGTATTTCTATGGCAATTTATGTTGCTGAAAAATCTTTTCAATCTTTAACTAAAGTTACAAATCATACAAAGGCTATGTTGAACTCTTGGTCAACAGTTGTTAATGAAAATAAAAACGCCTCGGAATTTTTTAATCCTATGGTTCCTCAGATGGGAAGACAAAATCAAAATTCACAAGGTCCGACCAAAAAGGATTACCAAACATATGGGTGGTTATTTGGTGCCAAATAACTATTTATATTATCAAGGTAAGAAGTAAAATTGTAATATGGCGCAACAGAATTTAACAGTTTGGCAGAGGTTATCACAGACATTTGGTCCGAATTCATTACTCAATCAAGATTATCCAACATTTAAGTTTGATAAGAAGGAACTATTACGTACTAAAAGTAGAGAAGAGTATGAGATGGAGAAGTTGCAGGCGCAACAAACATACTATCTTACGAATCAATGGGCAAAGGTTGAAAACAATCTATACTCTCAAGCAATTTATTATGAGCCAACACGTCTATCTGCCCAATACGATTATGAATCGATGGAATATACACCTGAGATTTCAGCAGCTTTAGACATATATGCCGAAGAATCTACAACTACAAACGAAGATGGATTTATCCTACAAATTTATTCTGAATCCAAAAGGATAAAAGGAGTTCTTGCAGATTTATTCAATAATAACCTTGATATCAATACCAACTTACCAATGTGGACAAGAAACACTTGTAAGTATGGTGATAACTTTGTTTACCTAAAATTGGACCCTGAAAGAGGTGTTGTCGGTTGCCAACAGTTACCTACAATTGAAATTGAAAGACATGAGGTTGGTGTAAGTGCTAAGATATCTGTTGATATAACTCAAGAATTAGATAAAGAT